CACAGTTGGTGACCCTGCTCTTCAAAAACAAGTTGAAGAAAAATTTGCCGCCCGTGAGGCCGAGCGCGCCGTTAAAGACGAGGGTTTCGTCAGTTCCACCGGAGGTCGCTTAGCTCTCGGCGTGACTGGCGGCGCCATCGCGCTCGTCGCCGTTGCACTCGTTCGCAAGATGTTGGAGCCTACTCCTGCTCCATTGCAGGACTGCCCTTCTGACGGCAAGTGTCTCGACATGAGCATCAACCACGTTCGTGACTTCATCCACCGCATTCAAGCCCAAGACAAGCGTTCGCCAGAACGCATTGACACCCGTCAGGGGTGGTTGCTCAACACAATTGATTTCGCTGGCCTCTGTGCCATGTGTTGGGTGATTTTCTCAGGCACTTTGCCATACAACAACGCAAATGCATGGCTCGAGAGTGTTCGCACCATGTATCGCGACGTTCACATGTTTTCAACAATCGCTCATAGCGTCGTAGAAATGTCCCGCATGGTAATCGGCACTTCCCCTCGCATGCGCATGTTGGCAGAAACTACAGAGCGGTTGGCCGACATGGCCCGATCGCCTCAAGCTCTTGACATTGCGATCGACGATTTCAGTGGGCCTCTCATCTGGCGAAAGTTCGAAGATTCTGAGAACGATTATCCAGTGTACACCCAGTTCATTGACGGCAAGCACTATCATGTCATGGTGCGGGGTTCGCTTCCGCGTACCGCTTGGATCTTCAACGACGATGACAACACTTGTTCCCTCGTTGGCAATTCCAAGTACCCAGTTCGTCGTGATGAGGCTCTCCGCATCTCTTCTTACGGAATCAAGTTCGCTTCCGAGTGGGTTGCTGCGGACATTTCACGTCGTCCGAGCTTGCTCGACTTCGAAAAGTTGCAATTTGTTCGCGCTACACTGCCCATCGGTGACGACGTCCTCACTGCTCGTCAACGGATGGTCGTTGCCGCTGCCCATCTTCCTGACATCAAACGGTTGGTCGACGTAGCAAAACCGTTTCAGTATCTTGGTGTCGGTATCGTCGCCACTGCGTTGCTCGTTGGCGCTGGAGCATATTACTGGCAACGTAAAAAGCAACGCGTCACTAATCGTCTTCGCATCGTTTCCGACGTTCTTCGAGCTCACCCCACTCTGTTGGTCGGCAACGTTCAGGCCGTCTTCGCTGACGCGAGTTCTCGCGGGCCTTTCTTTTTTCGAGTGGCGCGTCCTGGCATGCCTTATGCCTACGTGCTCCACAATTCGAAGCAATATTGTTTGCTTTCCATTGTTCAAGAGCCCGGTAGCGGATCAACCATTCTTGCTCCTGACTGGAAAGACAAAGCATCGCCCGAAGGAAAAGGTTTTCAACCTTACATCGTCACCAACGATCATGTTGATCACGGTCGTTCTCATCACGGTGGCGGTCGTAAGCGTCGTCGCATGAAACACTACCCTACCCACCACGGACGTCGACATGCTGGCGTTTCCAATATGATGCACACATTTTACGAAGGCAACTACAGTGGTCGTGATCTCGTCGACGTTCTCGACCCTGACACTGGATCATGGGACGCTATGATCGTCGACCAAGCGTGGTGGAACATGGCACAATGGTACGACCGGAGCGGAAACGGTGTCTTCGCTGACATCAAGTTGGCCAAAGTCGACCCTGCAACTGGGCGCCGCCAGATCATCTACGATGGCAAAGCCGATTTTGACGAGAACGTCGACAACGCGGACGACTACGACACCGATTACGAAG